CAGGACTTCCACCAGCGAATCAGCTTCTAAATTATCTCTGAATGTATAGTTTCCATAAATCAATACTTTATAATCGTATTGTTCATTTTCATACTTATCCACTAAAAAATCTGTAATATCCATTGTGTATAATTTTATTTATCTTCCTACATCTTTTAAATACCGTTCCTGCATACCTTCCCATGTCATTCCTATGGCATCTACATAAAACAATACTTCAGGTTTAATCCTACCCTCATCATGTAATTTAGTATAACGTTTAATTGCTTTGTTTTTCCACCACGCTATAGTATATTCATTTCCTTTTGCAAATTTCTCATTTAAAATCAAATCTTTCTCTTCGATTTTAGATTGTAAAAACTCATTACCGTTTTGATACATTTGTGCGAAGTAAACGCCTCTCTGGAATCCGTGGTCATAAGCGTTTCCTTTGATTCCTAACTCTTTAAAGATAGCCTGAATAATCTTTTGTTTGATTCCACTAACCGGTCCGTTCTTTTCATACCCCATATTGGCACCATTACGTTCTCTCTCATCCATAATATGCATCTTATACCATTCTGAACGATTTTCTTTTAACCATTGATGCCATGGGTCGTATACTTTATCATCAGGCTTTGTGGAAATCTTACCTTTGGATTCTCCTAATGTTTTGAAATGTGGTATACCGTTATATTGAGAATGAATACCGTAAAGAGATGTAGTTCCTATCCCTACTAACGGATTATTATACTTTTTTTGCCAATAATCTCTGATTTCGGGGGCAGTTGCTAATGCTGCAATAAGTTTACCACCTAAAAAATTGTAACCAAATGGCTGGGTAGATACGATTGTAGTTGCAATCGATGTGCAATTTAATTTACCATTTTTAAATTTATCCTCTTTAGTCCATCCGATAAACGCATCCCTCACTCCCAATGATGTAATATCCGAACCCAAACAAATCTGTCCTAATATTTTATTGCTTACTCTATCTTTAACATAGATTTTTACGTTACGGCCTGGGTTTGCTTGGAATTCCATTGTGTGAATTAATCTGCGAATTTCAGTCCACCTCGTAGATTCTTTCGGGTCATCATCTACAATTTCTACATAAGGTTCAATTGCTTCTATTTCTTTAATAGTTAACTCCTTATCAAGTATATCGGTTGGTTTCCATAAAGAATCGTAATATGATTGCAATACAGGTAAACGTTTCATATGAGAAACTCTATCCGTATTCCACTCCATCCATTTTTTGTATAGAGTTTGCTGTTCTACGGACATAGTTTTAAGATAATCCAAGTTCTCAATGAACTTTATCTTCATATCTTCGTAGTTAAATACCTCTTTATTGGTCTCTTCGACCGCATCCCAAAATTTCATATTCAGAGTTTATTGTTGAATTACAAATATACTAAAAATTGTCGATATTACCAAATATCTTACCAAAAATTATTGAGTATTTCTGTTTCAGGTGGAATTGTAATGTGATTCTGTACTTCTTTATTATAAGCACGAGTATCCTTCGGGTAAGGTCTAATCTCATGCTTTAATGTTTTCATTAGAGCCTTTTTCTCCTTTTTATCGCCTGTAATAATTTGAATATATCGGTGCTTCGGTGGCTCTTCCCTTCTCCAAAACTCTTTATATCCTTGCTTTCCTATTTCTCGTTTAAGATGCTCTAAATTACCACTACCCCACATTGAGAATACCGTTCTACTGTGAATCCATCCGTATGGATCTTTTGTTAAAGAGATGCCGTAATTTGGCATTAGAGCAATTTCTGTGTTCATTCCCTGATATATCCAGTTAGTTGCCTGATAAATACCCCCTAAATGGTCTTGTCCATTATCTGCGTAGGAAATGAGAACTTTGATGGCTTTATCATTTTCTCTGAACCACTTGAATGATTGCCCGATTGCGTAACTTTCTATATTAGAACCATACCCGTCATCGCAATAAAGACGGGTAAGTTCTAATATATTATCTTTTGTAAGTTGTTCGGAAATTGAGGTTGCTGCTCTTGCTCCAACGGGAAATCCATATACCAAACACCCTATCAGCTTTTCACTATCACCCAATGCGTTTTGTTCATCGGTTCTATAGAAGATGCCCAACGAATATCTACACATAGTCCAAGCATGCGTATAGTGTTTTTTGATTATGATTTCCTTTGCAATCGTTGGACTTATCTCTCTGACACTAACTCTCGAAACATCACAATAATTTTTATCTTGTAACTTCATATGGCCATTTTAGTAGATGAATCCACGTTTTATTTTTGACAATTAATTGTATGTTAGCAGGAGATACTTTATTATTTCTAGCTAATACTTTAATATTACGATGTCCGATTTTCCAAAGTTCACGTATTTGTGTAACCTGTGCATCGGTTAGTTTGTGCATGGGATGTGCTTCACCTCTTAACATAGTGTAAATATAACCATTTTTTTTGAGATTTCCAAATTATTTTATATGCTCATTTAAAGCGTTGATATAAGTATATTTTGAATTTGCACCTGAATATTTTTCTAACAGCGAACCATCTCTTTCAATTATAACTGTAGGAACGGATGTTACATTGTATTTAATAGCTTCGTTTGGATTATTATCCACATCAATTTCTTCAAAGTTTACTCTACCGCTGAACATTGGTTTTATTTCTTTTTCAAAAACCGGAGCTAGTGCTCGGCAAGGGCCGCACCAACCAGCGGAGAACTTTTTAACTGTTATCATATTATTTTGTTTTATTTTCTTTAAAATTGTCGTATTCTTCTAATAGTGCATCCACTACAGGATGTCTGTGATTTACTAATAGAGCAACACTATCCATATCCTTTATTCGTTTTGCTGCTGATACTAAAAATTTAAATCCACTCTCTCCCTTATACTTTAAATCGACTTGTTGTGTATCACCACAAATTACCATTTTACTTCGTAATCCCAAACGAGATGTAATCATTTCCATTTGGTCATTTGTGCAGTTTTGAGCCTCATCTACGATGATAAAACTATCTAAAAATGTCCTACCTCTCATAAATGCTAGAGGAACGATTTCTACTGTGCCATCTTTTAATATGTTATCAATTTTATCTTTCTTGTATAATTGATAAAAGTTTGCATAGATGGGTTGCATCCATGGCTCCATCTTTTCCCTCAAATCCCCCGGTAAGAAGCCAATTTCTTCTTTACTAACAGTTGGTCTTGTAACTATTATCTTTTTTACTACTTTTTTGAATAATAAATCCAATGCTACCTGGCATGCTAAAAGTGTTTTACCACTACCTGCTTTACCACTCAATACGGTTACTGCATTGTTTAGAATTTTTTCTTTCGCAACCTTCTGTTCTTCGTTTAATTGAATTTGAAACTTAATAGGTCCTTTGGGTACGTAATCTTCTTCTATAAGTTGTTCTTTCAACTCTTTTCTTTTTGCTGAATGTTCTGCCATAGATTGTCTAATTTAATATTACTTTTTAGGTGTTTCGGGTCATAAGGGCAATGCCGGCACTTATTGCCACAGCAACTACCTCGTTGGAGGTGGTAAAGTGGAGTAAATACCACCTTACCATTTTCCAAATAATATAATTCACTTTCTCTATCATTTTCCATTATACTATAACACATTGATCTCCAACACAAGCTAATTCTCCCGTTAAATCTGTATTATCATCAAGCTCAATAACCTCACTCAAATTTACATTATTTAGTGCTGTCATTAATCTTTCATATTCTTCCTTTGTGCAATCTTCAAAAGGAGCTTGTATATAACTACCCCCATCGTATGGTAGAACTGATAAACCGTTATATGAGTCTCTATTTTCCCACATCCATTCTCCAACTGCATCCCATTCGTGATCTCTTACAGAAACGGTAGCCGATACATTATGTGTGTTATTACCACTTCTATGACCTGGTTTAATCCATTCATTATGAACCTTCCTAACTCTTTCTAAAAGTTGAATTGGCGACTCTGTGCGGAATATTGAACCCTCTGGTGCTTTTTGTGGAATACCGATTACCGCTGTATCATGCGGTCTGAAATACTCATCCTCTATGATTTCAGGATGATTTATCAATAAGTGATGGTATATTGATTCGTTCTTTCCAACTCTTACCCTACGAATATAGTAATCATTATGCCAAGCGTGTATACCTGATGATGTTCCCAATGCTAAAGATGTAGTTCCTGCTGGCTTTACGGTTGTAGTTCTTGCTGAGTAATTGATATCTAATATATCCGCTACTCTTACATTTTCTTCTTTTACAACCTTCGAAGCTTCTTTCATATTCAGCTTTAGCACCGCACCACTACCGATACCCGTCATACTTACTCCAATAAGTGCATCTTTTTCAGTTGTTCTCTGCCAAATAGGACGTAGATAATGGAAATCAGTATATCCTGCTTGCAACGTTCCGATGAATGATGCAGCTTTTACTCTTTCATTCAAATCAGTTTGGTCTACCACATCTGATACGTTTACTTCGCATAGATTACAGAATTGGAAAGGTCTTAGCCCAATCTCACAACAAGGATTAGTTCCCCAATCTTTATCATTTGAAAGATAAATACCAGGCTCACCTGCTCTACTTGCTTCAATCCGTTTCCACAAATCCATAAAATATTCCTTTGTGATTTTATGTCTCATGAGAACTGCCGAATTGTTTGCTCTACCTCTCTGTGGATTATGTTCCCACCATGCACCTGCTTTACAGCTAATCATTTCATCATCAGTTGCTGAGAACAGTGAGATAAGTGCTGCTCTACGGATACCACCCGCTAATACCGCATCTGCAATATGGCAAATCATATCGTGAACTTCGATTGGTCTTAATTTTTCACCATCGTTTTTTGCATCCAATAATCCTTCTAATTTTATTAGACACTCTTTTAGTGGTTGAGGACCTGGTGCTTTACCACCAGATGTAACCAGTCTTGCTCCTTTTGGGCGAATATCTCTAAAATCAAATACAGGTTTACTACCACCAAAGAAATATGCTTTAATTATTACAGATACAGCATCTGCCCAACCTTCGATATTATCTCCGATTAAAAATCTACGAGTCTTATCTGTGTTTGGTTTCCTGATTTCAGGCAGTTGGTCTACGTGATGCTTTTGCACCGAATATCCTACCCCCGTTCCACCTAAAAGTAAAAACATAATTTCTGCGAATACTCTCCAATCATCTGCGGGTGCGTATGCGCAATTATATATTCTGTTTGGGCTGGTTTCAATTGGTTTTCCTGCGAATTGCATTGAACGCATTGATGGTAACACTTTTCTATCGTATACGAATTTGTAGTTTTCCCTTATATCATTTTCTAATTGTGGATATTTTTTAATATGCATACCCATATTACGAGTAACTAATTCTTCCCATGTTTCTCTTCTGTTTAATTCGGGTATATATTTTGCATATTTCATATATACAGTAATATCCGATAAAATCTTTTGCGAAATGTCCATTTTGTTTGTAAAATTTTTATAAAGTGATTAAATATTTTTTCAGGAAAACGTAAGAAAGTAAAGATAAATATGGGATATAGACATAAATACTCACATTTTCTTTAGTTAATTTCGGGTTTTTTAAAAAATATTTATTTATCATTTTTCTGATTTTTTGATATATATTTCCCTCTTAAATCATAAGTGTAAATGTGCTTCGGTAGAGTTTCTATTATTTTAACACCTTCATCTTTTTCTTTATATCGTCTGTTTATTTCAACTCCGTATGGTCTATCTAACATCGATAAGGTTCTGATATGGAATGCCTTACCATCAACTTCCAATGTTTTTCCCGGCTTTGTTTCTCCCAAATACTTAAAATTAGATGCTCTATATATAACTCCACTATGTCCTTGTTCAGGATCTGCATAAGATATTACAAATTCCCAATCAGTTTTATGAGTGAGCCACTTTAGAGTTTTACCGATAAAATATGATTCTGCATTTTTCGGTGTATCATCTATTAGACATAACCTCCTTAACTCTAAAACTCTATCCGGTTTAGATGGATAATAGGATTGCGCAGCAGATGGACCTGCCGGTCTTGTGTAAATACATACTCCAATCATTTCCGGCAGGTCGAATTTTCCAAGTTTAAATAAGCAAAATGTGTGTTTAGCTTGTATATTTACATAATCCGAATAGTGCCATTTTTTAAGGAACTTTCGAACAGTTTGATTAAAACTGGTTTCTTCAACAATATAACTTTTCACTTCACTCATTAGCCCATATTTTCCACATATTTTTTGTGCAATAGTTTCTTTTCTAAATTTTCTCCATTTTTAGATTCTTTTTGCGCAATTATGCCATCTGCTGATGCTGCTGCAAATACATCCATAATACCATGAAACGTATCAATCTTAGCTGGAAAAGTCATACCATCTGGTCCAAACCGATTCTTTACAATATGAATACGACCTGTATTTGATAATTTATCTTTTGTTTTTCTGCTAACACTCATAATGAAATCAGCGGTTTGAACTTTCTTATATGAATCACCTACAGAATCAGCTTGGATAACTTCATGGTCAATAGCTGCACGGTTTGTTTGCGTTGCTGTCCAAATGGGTATCCCTGCTTCACCGCTAAGCCCTCTTAACTCTTCATAAATACCACCCAACTCAGCATACAGCCCATCTCTACTATTTGATGATTTTAACAAATCAGCGTAATCTATAATAATTAAATTGGGATTAAACCCACTTGCTCGTAATTTTTCTATATGAGCAGATAGGGTTTTTGATGTTGCAAATTGAGGTGGATAATATTTGATACGAACTCTGCCGGGCGTTTGTTTGATTTTACGAATTATTTCATCTTTACGTTCTTTATGTTCGGTTGTCTGTATACCTGTGAGAATCGTTGTATATCGTTGTCCAACATAATTTTCAGATAATTCCAAAGTATAGTGTAATACATTCATACCCATTTGTATAGCCGAACATGCAATCTTCGATAAGAACCAACTCTTACCAATTCCAGATGGCGCCATTACTACCCCCAATTCCCCTGGACCTAATCCTCCATCCATCAATTCATCCACTACATCCCATCCGGTCGATATAGAATTACGTTTTACATCTTCTATAATCGATTCAAAACTATCTACATAATCTAAACCTAAATCATTTTCTAAACCAACTTTGGATGCTGCCATCATCGTATCGATGATTTTATCGTAATTTCCGGCTTTTAGTAAATCCACAGATTTTAATAAGGCATCTTTTACTCTTTGATTTTTGGAAAATGTAAGATATTCTTTTTTAACATATGGTAAATCATCTGCACCAATTTGTAGGTAAACACGCTTTAATTGCTCTACTACCATCTGCTTTAGCAGTTTATCCTCAATATCGCCAATTTTAATCTTAAACACCTCCATAGTTGGCGATGAATGGTATTCGGAAAAATACGATTGTAATTCTCCTATAATCCATTGATTGGCTTGTGATTCAAAAAAAGCTGGTTTTGTAATTTCAGTTACCTGTTCTAAAAATTTGGTGTCTGAAATAAGAGAAGCCACTACTTTAGATTGATACGAACTGCCATATTTGGTTAGTGTATCTACTGCTTCCATTATTTTTTACTTTTCTTTCTATCCGATTTCGGTTTTGAACTGGGTTTGGATTTTACATCATTGGATACTCCTTCAATAATGCTATCTGATATTGTTTTATTAGATTTAACCTCCGTTTTCTCTTTCTGTGGTTTACGCGTTGCCAGTTTCCATTCCAGCTTTGGGCAAAATGCCCAAATTCCCGTACTTACGTTTGCTTCAGCAACTATATCTGATACTCTCTGAATCGTTCCTAGTTTATAGGATTTAGTCTGATTTACAACTTTAATACATTTCATATTTGTTATCCATGTTTAATTTAAAAAATTATTTCAATATCATTAAAATTTCCGATTCACGAAGTAATGTGTATTTTTCCCCATCCACCTTTATTTCGTTACCTTGGTGATATGGTGGTATAATTACCGTATCCCCTTCAGTTACACTCATTGGAATTAGTGTGCCACTTTGTGTATATATTCCGGGTCCTACTTTAACTACTTCTGCTCTCTTAACATCCTCCAATTTAGCGCTATCAGGTATATAAATACCTCCGGATGTTTTATCGCTTTGAGCTTCCAATTCCTTCAATAGAACTCTATCACCCAACGGTGATGCCAATTGTTTTTTCTTCATAACTTTTTTTTAAAATTTACTAATATGTGAAAATGTTGATTGTAACCAATCGTTTATATTAGGAAACGCATCTAACATACGATTTTTTAATCCTAACTTCAGAAACGAATGTTTGTCAAATTTCGGAGTTTGTTCATGAAATCTATCCATTATTTTCAAACGTAAATTACCACTAAAATCTGGCTCCGATAACTGCATCAATTTACGATTTCTTTTTAATATTTCCAAATTATTCTTAAACAAATCGTGCGCTTTTGATTTCTTTGGTAGAGTTTCAATATACTCTAACATAGTTTCGGTTGTGTATACAGTTTCTTCGGTTAGTATTGGGAATGCTTTCATAATAGTTTTTGCACCCAATCCCGTAATACCTTCCACATTGTCGGATTTATCACCATCAATCATTCTGAAATTAATGAAGTTATGTGGGTGAAACCCATATTCCTCTTTTACTTCATCGATAGTATAAATCTTTTTCTTAGATGGTGAATAGGCGCTAACATCTTTGTTCACTAATTGAAGGAAATCCTTGTCTGAACTCATTATCACTACCTTTTCGTTATCTTGCCTCAATGTAGTGGCTATATATGCCATAACATCATCAGCTTCGATTCCATCGTAAATCATAATGGTCACCGGTAAAGCGGATAGAAGTTCTCCTAATCCTGTCATTTGACGTTTCATAGATGCGCTTTCTTCTTCAGGATTCATTTCAACGGTAGCGGCTCGATTTAATCGCATTTTGATTTTATTCTTACCTCTTTCGGATTTATATCCATCATATATTTCCTTTCTACTGTTTGAACCTCCTTTACCATCGAACACTACTACAACTCGAGTCGGATTTATTAAACGTATGGCATAGCCTATACTTTTTAAAGTACCGACTATGCCACCAATATGGTCGCCATTATCATTTAAATTAGGAGCGGTTGACCAAGACCTTATAAATGTATTAAGCCCATCTATAACCAAAGTTTTTGAATTTCTATGTAAGTTTCCAAATCCTTTATGCTCTTCATCGATTTGCTTTAATATATCTAAATATTTTTTCTTAATCTGACTCATTGCCTATGTCCGTTGTTACCTCAACATCTTCGGAATTAGAATTCGAATTTGTTTTGTATTGTAATATAGTTGCTTCACAGATTCTACGATATATTTGGTCTTTCAGCTCATCATCCGTATCTAACATTTTTTGGAAATCTTTTGATTGGAATTTTTTAACTTCACCTGAGTCCACATCGGTATATTCATACCAAGCTCCTGCCTGCTTTAAGATTTTAGCATCTTTCATTACGGCTAACCATCCTCCAAAATTATCAATACCCCTATCAAAGAAGATATCGAAATCAGCGTGTCTTAGTGGTGGACCCATTCGGTTTTTAATAACCTGTGTTCTTACTTTAATCCCTACAATTCTATCTCCAACTTTCAACTGACCCATACTCTTCAATCTTAATCTAACCGAAGAATGGAATGCGAGAGCTTTACCGCCAGAAGTTGTCCACGGGTCTCCAAACATTGCATTCATCTTCTGTCTTAACTGATTTGTGAATACTAATGCAATGGATTGTCTACCAATCATATTAGTAATCTTTCTCATAGCTTTACTAATAATAATTGCCTTATCAGTTGCGTAACCATCCTTGTCGTAATCGGCTTCCATCTCCTTTTTAGATGATGCTGCTGCTACAGAATCGACTACAATTGTAACCAATCTGGTCTTATCACCGGTTCTAACTTTCTCAATAATCGTTTCGCATGCTTCAAATATACCCTCAACGGTATCAACTGATACATAAAGTAGTTTCGATATATCTACCCCGATTGCCTCTAAAAATTCCCTACTTACTGCGGTTTCCGTATCTATTAGAACTGCTACACCACCTTTTTTCTGTGTTTCAGCTAGGAGATGGGCTGAGAGCAGAGATTTCCCACTCTGCTCTAATCCCGTAATCTCACTAATGCGGCCGACAGGTAATCCACCATAAGGTCGGTTGGATATTGCAACATCTAACATTGCATTTCCAGTAGATAGCCAATCCTTAACATTAGTTGGAGCATCGCCACCATCATCATTTAAGAAATATGCAATCTTACCATCCTTATTTTGTTTATTTAATGAATCAGCAAGAACACTTGCTAAATCATCTTCTCTTTTAGCCATTTTTTTATTTTATAAATTTCCAAATATAACCGCCAGCTGTTTTTCGTTTTTCTCTACAACAAGCTGATATGTTTTTGATTCCCAATGCATTGTAAGCTTCACGCGACGAACCCCATTCCTTTATTAAATTATTTTCCAAATCATATTGAAATATTGGTTTCTTATTAGGGTGATTTTCAATCATCCAATTTTTATGCGTTTCTCTAGTTTTATTATAAAATGGGTGTTTATTTCCAATTTTGGCTTTGCTTAATTTTTCTCTATGTTCTTTACTTTTGATGTATTGTAATTTAATTCTGGTTTCAACTGATGGATTTAGCTGTCCTTCGCCACCATTTGTTAAGTTTGTTAGTGTTCCCAATCCCAAATCGGTTCTACCATAAAGTTTAATAAACTCCATTTCTTTTTTACAAGCCTCTTCCCACGACAAATTATCT